TATTAATCCTCGTAGTAGGTCACGTAGTAGGTCACGTAGTAGGTCACGTAGTAGGCCTCGTAGTAGGTCACGTTCCAAAAGTCCAAGGAAATACAAGGCATCTCCTGTTCGCAGACGTAGGAGCAGGAGCAGGAGCAGGTGCAGGAACTAATCTTATGGAGTAAAAACTATCTTTGTTAACACAAAATGGCCACGTTGAAATATCCTATTGGGTATCTTGAACGATCTGACTTCTCTGACTCTGGAGACTTGATTGGGCAACTGGGAGGGAAACCTGTTCTAGTAATGATTCAAGGACTTTACTGCGGTGCATGCACAACGGCAAAACCTGACTTCCAAAGGCTCAGTACTGACGGGACGGTGACATGCATGACCATCCAATTAGATGGAGATCGTAAAAGTGAAAAGGATATCCAGTCTTCGGGTATTCTCAACAAAATTTATCCTAACTTGGAAGGCATTCCCGCTTATGTTCTATACGTTAACGGAAACAAGCGAATCCCATACCAGGGTACCGATCGTTCGTTTGAAGCTTTGAAGCAATTTGTACAACAATATGTTTAATAAGTTATCATATTCATCACTCCTAGGAGTGATGAATATCTGAAAAATTAATAGTTGTAAAAACTTTCCTTATCCTTACCGCTCATGAGCCATATGATGATAAGAATTACCAAGATAACAACTGATGCGATGACCCATGGTTTCATAAAATAGTCTCTGATACTTTCCATAGCATTCATGACTTTACCATCACCGGTCTGATAACCTTGAGGAAGGAGTGGGGTGCGAGCAGCTGAGCTACCATAGTAGGCAGGAGGATACCCCCCCATAGGCTGGGAAACTTTATCATAAGGGCTATCTTTGTAGTACATTTTTGCTAAGCAAGGAAAATAATTCAAAAATGAAACACGTGTACATAAATATAACTAAAACTGAGTCATAATTACTAACAAAACTACTAGAATGATTACAATCGAGTACAGTTCATACTTGTACTTTTTCAAAAACTTTATAAAGTTTTCCTCAGAATTACTAGGAGTGGCTCCACCTCCCGGTTGCACAGGTGATGGCTGCACGGGTGATGGCTGCACGGGTGATGGCTTCGAATCGAATTTGCAAACAATGTCATTCTGAACGTGATCAATTGACACGTTACCATCTTCAATGATATCGAATAATACTTGGCATAATTTGTCTGGGCATGTTGGATTCGTTAGCTGCGTGGGGACCAGGTACTTGCCTGACCTGTTGGCACATGCCGAATACCAGCATCCATCGTTAATAGAGTGAGCTCCCTTCATTGCCTGATATGTGCTATTCTCCGCTCTGTTGATACATTTGCAATCCTCAGTGTTGTGACGAAGACAGTAGTTCTGCATAGTGGCGTCTTGGATATGAGGTGGTTGTTTTTCAAACCACATTCTACATTCATTTCCTCCCTCACCTATGGATTTGAGACGACTACATTTCTTCATTCCCTTGGGGCACGTGGTTACATTCTGGGTACAGTACTTGGCTTCAATATCATTATTCTCTCCAAATTTATCCTTGTACGCGAGTACTTGTGCCCGCGTATCTACGTTGTCTAGATTGTAAATACATTTGAGATTGGGTGCTTCTTTGTCCCACCCGTAGTATATGAGTGGATCTTTTCCCTTTGAACTACGACCTATTTCACACTCGTCTCTGTCCGGGTGTACACATCGGGGTTGTGATGTACAGAAACCACCACAGCAAGAGTCTGTGCCTATCTGCCAATCATTAATGTTATCCGTTGAGTGACACGGGATCCTCGCACTGAAAGCGGAGCAATGGAAACATCTACATTCTCCTGGTTGATACTGATGTTTTTGACTCGTTTGGACTAGGCGTCCTATTACATGTTCTCCCATGTTTTTGATAACATGTGAGAAAGATCGCAAATTAATCTAATACGTCTCTTTCATTCAACCTCTAACGTTGTATTCTGGTTCGTTTATAAACGAACCAGAATACAACCAACACGATGATTAAGATGATGAGCCATGTGTTATTACTACCTTTTCTAAACATATCTTTGATATTACCAGGGTCAAAATCCTCACCTCCGATGTCAATGTCTATAATGTTGCGTCTGTTTATCTGACGTACCTTCTGAGGACCGGCCATGTAGTAAGTGTTGGAAAGTTGTTTCTTAATATTCGTCCTGTATCGCTGAGATATCTGATTAAGATCGACTATCTTAGGAGGTTTTGTGGCACGAATAAGGATCATTGAACCGACTGGACCTCCAATCTCAGTCATCACTTGTTTGTCAAACTGAGATATTTTGTTGAATGGATACATGGCCATTTTGAAGTAACCATTTGCATTACCCCACTTTTCTCCCCATGAATTGCGACAGTGCCAATAAGGAACGTCTCCTACCTTGTCATTGTCGTACTGGATGTTCTTGGCGACACCCCATCCCATGATGCTGATAGCATGGAGTCCGGCTGCCTCACTAGTCATCCTATCGCTGAATTTCAATCTACCTCCATTATACCCATTGTAATCAGCTCGATCAAGGTACACGCCCCCGTTAAGGTTGGGGTCGGTAAAGTTACCCGTAAAGAAATTCTTCAGTACCACGTAGCCACCAATTACAGGTCCAAAGTCGAGAATGTGGCTTTTGATCGTGTTTCTGAAAACATCAATGGGTGTTCTGTTGTTAATGAATAACACATCACTCCCAGGGTCGAGTTGGTACAAGTACTTCTTCACACCCCCGTAGTAACAACCGCATGGTTTTGGGATGTTATCATTTAGTTTAGACGCTAGGGTCTTGGCGTCAAAGTGACGCGCGGACGAAACACTTTTACATACTTCAGTATCTCCGGAGCACCACGAGTAGTCCACGCATGACGTGTCTGCAACGCCTTCGCGCTCCATGTATGACGCGATAGCTGCAGGGTTTCCTCCGGAGCACATTTTGTGCAGATTTCCAGTAGGTATGCACGACATGAGGTACGTGGCGCTAATGTTAGGGGACCAACCCGTTGCTCCAGAGACAACGAAGCAGTCACTCATAGTATCTGCAAAACTGACAGCCCAACACTTTCCTAACTATTTAGTTTTCATACATTTTTATTATTAAACTATGTGCTTGTAAACATTACTCACATCAATATACTGAAAACAATTACACTATTACATATCAAGCAAACGATCGTATTCATATATCATCAATACATAGTCATTAAATTCACCCCAACCTAGACATCTACCCATCATCAATTAAATAATGACTTAAAAATATATAAACATATTTAAAATGACAAGTATAAGTGAACGTCAAGACATCCCTCAACCCTTCATATTTGAAGGACAGTGCGTCTACCTTCTCAACGATCTCATCGCATTTGATAGATCGTTCTTTGTAGGATGCATACGCGAACCCAGGAAAACAATTGAAAAGAAAAACATCCCTGAGGACCAATACTGGTTCGCCACGTACTTCAAAGGTGGATGGTTTCCAGAGAGTCCAGAAAACAGAAAAGCCAAGATCCTCATATCCGATGAATGGACCCATAACAACTTACCCAAATTCACAGGTAACCAGGACAACTACAAGTACAAACCACTTCCACCTCTTCTTGAATTGGAGGAGCATGAAAAGTTTAACCGAAGAGGAAAAGTGTTTAAAATGGAGGTGAGAGGTGATAAGACGAGAGAAGGTATACGGTTCAAATGTGAAGATGTGGCTCGCATATTTGAGATGGATTTAATCCATAATATCGATAGATGGTTAGTTCGAACAGAATATGAAATATTCTGTTCTTACAATCCCTTCAAATTGAAGGGGTCAGAACAAAATGTGGGAGGCCAACCAACCTCCACGTATCTGACTTTTGACGGGCTCCTCAAGATCATTTTTGCCTCACGATCCGGCACAGCTTACCGATTCCAGGATTGGGTTTCTGATATTATCTACGCTGCTCACCTAGGCACGTCGCAGGAGAGGGTCAATGCAGCTGCCTATATAGTATAACCTCTATGCCCTGTGTCTACCTGTTCAACATCGGTAAAATAACTGAGCTCAGGAAACACTACCACGAATTGAAACCGTTCAAGAAAGGGTTTCTTTTCAAATGGGGGAGGACCAATGACCTGAAGCGAAGGACATGAGAGCATATAAAGAACAAAAGAATGACTTAAACATATACAAACATATTCAACATGATCTAAGATAAACCCGTTTTTATCAAAAAATTGAAAAAAAGGACTTATAAACAATATATATATATTAAAAATGAATACACAACTAAACGACAGTGATGACGAGGTGGACATGAATGAACCATTTCATGATAGTGAATACTATTACCAAGCTGATAAACAGTTGAGAAAGATGTCTACTAAAGATATAGACAGTCTTATTTTGAAGAAATATACACTTAAGGAGGTAGATATATTTATCCAGAGATACAATGATATCAACGACAAAATTAAACGGTTTCCCAAGTTTAAAGACATGACTAAATTGGACCGAATAGCTATATTCAAGTACCTTAAATGTCTTGAAAAATATGACAATCTTTGTGATTTATTTCCTGTTTCATATGAAGAAACCAAATGGGACCAATTAAACAAACGAAAATGGTATTGCAAAGCCGCGGAAGAATGGGATAAAGAAATAAACAATGAAAGAAGAGTGTATATAAGCAAAATTGCGTATTTGAGGATCAAACAACCTAACCGACAATATGTGATGTTTAAAGATAGACCTATTACCACGAGACAACAGTTCTTAGACGATGTGTCTGAAGCAACAAAACTAAATATTATATATAAATTAAATGATGCAATTATCAGCGTACCTCTTCCAGATAAAGTACTAGATACACAACTATGGACAGGTATAAAAGAGTGGCTGACTGAGGAGACATTTAAATATCGACCTCTCACACGACAATATCTAAATTCTATAGGTCCACATAACCTTGATAGTCCTACAATACGTTATTTTCTCAATTACATCCATGAGGCTATAACTAGAGGTCCGCAGGAAGGATCTTTTTTCTTGGAGCGTATACATCTAGATGGACATTTCTTTTACATCTCATTTGGTACCTAAACAAAACACTCAAATAATTTATAACACTTAGTGTTATAAATTTCAGATTGACTTATAAACAATATACATATATTAAAAATGAATACGCAACTGGATGTAAATGATGGATATATACCTGAGACTGATGGTTTCCTTCAGTTAAAAAGTTACTTTGTAGATAACTGCCCTAAGACGATATCTTTAGCGTCCCTAGCGATGGCGACAGACCTGTTGAAGCAGATCCTCTTCAGGATGTACAAAGCCACCGATTACGGGTTGCTCGTGAAAAGATCAACGAGCCATTTGGATGAATGTCAATTGTTTTCAAAACACATGGCCGAATCACTGAATGACTCTGGGTGGGCCCTTTCTACATCACGCAACATATCAAGCCTTTTGAAGCGACTCATGCGTTTAACGGCATTGCCACTATCATTTATTGATAAGATCAGGCACACGCAAACGTTCATCAGACAGAAGGAGGTATGCGCGAGTGATGCTAAATGGATCGATATAATTAAAAGAACAACAAATAATAGGTCCGACGCGGGCATCAGCAATATTATCAGGTTTTGTAAGAAAATGATGCCTCGTTTAGGCATCGAAAACGACACGATTGACGCCGACGAAAAGGCTTACTTAGCAATCAAAATAGACGCCGACTTTGTGAAACAACTCGAACTAAGCCAGAACCAGTTACGTTGGCTCAAAATTCTTCTTAAAAATATATTGGAGGTCGACGTCCCCGATCATGTATTCAAACAATTCATCATCAAAAAGGATAAGATCATAGAAGACGATGGAAGTGACAAACATCGACTATCGGCCACCGAACTTGACACCCTTTACACTCAAGTGAAGGGTAATCTCCGCGATGAGTTGATGTACATGTTGTTTGTAACGACGGGTATGAGGATAGGGGGGCTTGTTAAAATTAAATTAGATCACGTAGCTGAGATCTCGGGAAACACGGTTGTCGTCAAACAGACCGGACGCACGCTTGAGAAGGGGAACAAATGGTTCACGTTCATGATCAACAACCACGTCAATGCTCTAATTGAATCTTGGATTAAAACGAAACGACCAAACAACGGATCAGTCTATCTATTCCCAGGTCGAGGAGAAATTCCTTACATCAGAGAAGCATCGGTAAGAAAAGCTTTTCATAAGTGGTGTGAGATGGCTGGGATGAAAGGAACCCATCTCCACCCTCATTCGCTGCGCCATAGTTATGGTCATTTGTTAATTAAGGCTGGAAACAATATACATGATGTTTCCAAATTAATGGGTCATTCAAATATAGCAACTACTGAAATATTCTATTTGAGGGAATCTTCTGCCGACGTAGCCAAAAGAGCTAACATTCCATGGCTTCAAAAGCCAGAACAAGAAGAAATGATGCCCAAGTTCCTCACAACGAAGACCGCAAAAGATAAAACGTGTGACAAGGAACGTCAAGACCGGGAACGTAAGAAACGTATGAAAAACATGGCCAAAGTGGGTGGTTTTACTATCAAAACCCAACTCAGCAAGGTCAACGAGTAGTAATCAGTTCTATATCTTCATGAAGATATAGAATATTAAATGAAATCGTGTATGGAATCATGGCGTGAGTGAGATGTATACGTGGTTGTAGATCCAGCGCAGCTATCAACGATTACGCGCATAACTTTGTCTATGTTGGGCATCTTTTCAAATATCTTTTTCCGATCTTCTTCACATATCGTGCTCATGATTCCTGAAATGATGGATACGCATGTTTCCAATTTCGTATTGGCTCTAGAGAGCTCGTCTTCGTATTCTTCCTGGGCTTCCTCGGGGGATTCGGACACGTCATAGAATGGGTTGTTCATGTTTTCGACAATGTCTGGAAGCGTTCTGATTGAATACCATTTCTGAGTAGTGTCGACGTTACTATGACCCATAAATTTTGAGATTTCATTCATCGTATTACCAGAGTCCTCGAGAACCCTGACTAACGTGTGTCTAAACAAGTGAGGATACACGTTGGTTGTCAATCCCGCTTTCTTTGCGATGATTTTCAGATGTGCTTCGAAATGAGAGACGGATGGTCGTTTGCCTTTTTCTAAACCAAACATGAATTGTTCATCCATCATGTCTTTGTCGATGAGTCTTTCATACTCGTGTACGTAACTGACAATCTTACGTTTGAGATTTGGTCCGATAATGAATTTCCTGATTTTGTTTCCTTTCTCAAGAGATCGTCCTTCATGCTTTGGTTGCATAAACTCGTTCACGATATCACTCACTTTCAGGTTGCACATGGCTCCTACACGAAGCCCCACTTCTCTGAATAGTGTGAGGATGAGCGTCCACCTGGTATCCCCTTCACACGCCGTAAACAGGTTGTTGATCTCTTCGTCTGTGTATGGTTGGCGTTCTTCATTTAGTTCACGTTTGTTTTCAATCCTGTTGAGGATCATATTTACTTTGATAGTGTTAGGATCGACTTGCAAAATATGCTTGAGTGGATCGCTTTTGAATATCCTCAAAATCTGAAACAGTCGTCTCTTGGCATGATGCGTGTGGATCTGGTTTTTAACACGTTCGTTTTGAACGTTGAGGTTTCTACCATGATGGAGCATGAAATCTGTCAATTTCTCAATGGTTGCAGAATGGAAAAACATTTGGAGTGTTGTATCTTGGGGGATGAAGCTAATCAAATCTAAAAAGACGACAACCATACTGTATTCAATCTTCTTCATGTTGTTTTCGACGACTGACGTTGTTGTTTCAGAGACGGTCTCAAAGTAACGATATATGTTTTGAAATAGTATTTTGGTCCACTCATCTGCCACTTTTATAAACCTGTCTTTCAACGTGACCCCTACGACGTGATCATGTAGTTCCAGTTGGTCCATGTACGTTGATCCTAGGTATTTTAGTAATATACTGTATATAATGTTGGGGCGAGATGCTTCATTGAGTCTGTCCTCAAGGGTCTGGGTGTCCATGTCTGAGATTTCGAACATATCGCATTGGAGTGCCTTCTCGAGATGCATTAGAGCCTGTAGTCCTGAGAATTTACCCAATTCGACTTGGTTAATTATTTCCAACTTTTTCTCTGTTACTCTTTGGTATTCTTGTATTTTCTCTATAAAGGGCCATCCGAATGCGCCAAGGATGTCTAACTTCCTGATGCATATGAGATTGGCTCTGTAGCTATCGCACACGAAGGCTTTCCCTTGTTCAAACGATAATGATTTAATATCTGTATATTTACACGGGAGCGTGTTTAGCATTTTCTTCAGGTCTACTGTGCTCACGTTGAGCGTCTTTTTTCTCACATTGAGAACGTATTTGCGCAAGACGGCCCGAATATGTGATACGTCCTCCAAGAACTCTTTTCTGAGGAAGACGTGTGCTAATACGTCCTCTGGTGCGTTTCCTATCCTCAGTACTTTTTCAAGGAGTTCCGTAATTGGAAATCTATCAGATGTTATGAATTCCTTTAGTTGATCAGAATTCGTGTTGGCGAGGTCTTCCCCGAATTTATTGTAAATTGGAATGTAATAGTTGTAAAAGATGGTCTGAAGGTCCCTTCTGTTGTTGGTTTGTTTTAGTTTTGCTGCAAATTGGGTATATTGGTTCATTTCCTCTTCGTACTGGGAGACATCGTAATTGAGCACTTTCAGTATTCTGAAGGCATCTATTCTGATTCGTTTATGTTTGTCTCTTACGAACGATGGAACGTCTATGCTGTGGAGGTCGATGTCTTTGGCTGTTTTCCGTAAGAGTCGAACGGTGGATGTGCCTTGGCTACCGGGGTAGTCTTTGAGAATTGATTGGATTATAGTTTCCATTTATGTGTAAATTATATATCCATAACCCATTCAATATTGATGTAAACATATACAAACATATTTAAAATCTCAAAACGAAGGACGGTATTAGATTTAATTGGAGTAACGTATCGAAATTGTTTGAAATAAATGATGCTTACCATCTTTACGAAATTCTTGATCGTGCGCACGCTGATGAGTTATCGCGTGTAATGGATCAGCTTTCGATCTCACAACAGGAGCATAAACGATGTCAGGATGTATTGTGGGAGATAGCTCTATTGACACCAGCTCAGTGAGAGGAATTGTCAGGTTTGTTTGCGGCGACGAGAGCGAAGATGGAACCATTCTTATAATGAATAAGCATTCTTTAAAAAGACGTAATTACATTTCCCAACAAGATCCACATGCGTGCTGGGTGCTCATTGTATGAATCAAACTTTTTTTCACTAGGTCAAGAGGGCTATCGTCGCTGCTCGGGATAGCCCATGAAAAGTTATCGTGTGTATGCTCATGTGTGTGTAGGTCATTTGGATGTTTATCACTGGGATGATTGTGTTCACGTGGGTCATACGAGTAATTCTTTGTGAACCTAATGTCTGTGTTGAGAGGTTCATCACTAAAGCTCTCTTTCATATGGAAATGAGGATGGGAATGGGAATAACCTTCTGCCTCCTCTTTAGTGGGTATATGTCGGGGTAATTGTTCGCTGAATCTGACATCTGTGTTTAAAGGTGGTATGATAACTTCTTCAGAGAATTGTTCAGTCGCTTGCATACTCATATCAACAGGCTCTTCATGAAGAACAATGGGTCCTAGATTTTCTAGATACTCGGAAAGCTCGTCAAAATCTTCTTTGATGACTGTACGTTTTCTATTAATTGTATCCATTTTATAAACGTATAGAAAAGTTTATGGTAGGTATAACATATACCAGTAATGAAGAACCCATCCAGAGATATGAATAGAAGGGTATAAAAATAATTAATAGAAGTAAAATGGACTTTGAATCTATGACAGTCGCCGAATTGAAAGATATTGCAAGAAACAATAACTTCAAAAACTGGTCTAAACTTAAAAAAGCAGACCTCATCCAATTCCTCATAGACAATGGGGTACATTGTAAACCTAGGACTCCTGTTTGCAAACCTAGGACTCCGAGCCCTGTTTGCAGACCTAGGACTCCGAGCCCTGTTTGCAGACCTAGGAGCCCTGTTTGCAGACCTAGGACTCCTGTTCGCAGACCTAGGACTCCTGTTCGCAGACCTAGGACTCGGAGCCCTGTTTGCAGACCTAGGACTCCGAGTCCTGTTTGCAGACCTAGGACTCCGAGCCCTGTTCGCAGACCTAGGACTCCGAGCCCTGTTTGCAGACCTAGGACTCCTGTTCGCAGACCTAGGACTCCGAGCCCTGGTCCTAGTTTTGTTACTAATGTTTCTCCTTCTATTTTCGGCGTTGCAAAGCTGAAAAAGAGGCAATGTGATAAGAACCTCCGTGCAGACGTCGTGACTGCTGCTGAGGATTATGGAATTGCCATAACAAAGGTTGGAGGTAAAAAGAAGACAATCAAGGAACTATGCGCTGAAATAGAAGAACGAATAAGGCAACAAGTGCCAACCTCGTTGAACACCACAATCACGGGA